GTAAGATTCTTTCTCTTTTCCATCCAATCCATATTTTAATGCATCATAAGATTCGGCAGGAAGTAAATTCCATGAATTATGTGTAAAATAACACTTACCATCAAAATCTGATTTAATAATTTCACTTATTATTCCAGCATCTATAGCACAAATCACATCAGGATTAAAGTCTCTATAACAAGCATTACATCCTATAACGGTTCCATTCAATTTTGATGTATCAATATTTGCTCTACTGGGTCCATTCCCTAGTACAAAGACTTTTTCTGACATTTCACTATCTCCATTATATACTATTATTTAGTAAGCACAAAAAAAAGGGTGGACAGAAGCCCACCCTTTAATCTGTTCATCCTTATATAAAGAATTACATAAGGTTTGCAACGATAACGTGCCTGTAATAGCGGTTAGCGTTAGCTGTAAGTGAACCATCACCTGCGCCGTTATTAGCGGAGCCTGTGTCATTCGCGAAAGGATTAGAAACAAGACCATAACGTGTCTTGAAACCAATTTTCGGCTGAAATGAATTCTCACCAACTGCACGAACCATTTGTAATGGAACGTATGGGCAATAGAACAGTCCAGCGTCATAAGCACTTGAACCTTTGTAACCAACTGTGAAATAGTTAGTTGCAGCGGATGGTGCATATGGATCAACATAGACTTTAAATCGACCATTAAGAGTTCCAACCATGGTTGAACCTGAATCGTCTGGATCAAAAGCATTTCCAGAAGGTGCTCCGGAAAGTTGACCAGCCATTGCCAATGCGGATGCTACATCAGAAGATGTAATCAAGACATTACCTTTACCTCGGCGAGTGTCTTTAGCAATTGCGTTAGCTTCACGTTCAATCTGGAACATCAGACCTTTGAACTTCTCAACAGACCAACGTCCATTAGAGTCAGTATCAAGATCAAAAGTTCCTGCGGATGTAGTATTATGAGCGGCACCTGTTTTTGCATTAGTGTAAATTGTCCTCATAACCTCACGGTTAATTTCAGCCAAGATTTCACTTGACAGAATGTTAGACAATTCAGTTTCTGCGTCCAAACCATGAACAGCTTTAAGGTCTTGAGCGAGTTCAGTTGTATACTCGGCTTTTAGAGCTCTTGACTGTGCAGTTACTGTCACTTTGTCAATGGCAAATGCCATTTCAGAAATAGTAACATCTTCTTCTTGTTCTGCAGTAGTTTGTCCAGTACCAGTAGTCATACTAGCATCTGCTGGGTTGCTGTTAGCGGAATGAGTTCCTTTTCCAGCAAAAGATGTGTCGGCTTCGGCATTACCAGCCTCAACTCCTGCCTGAGATGTATAATGGGACTTCATAGCAAAGATTAGTCCGGTAGGACCAGTCATTGGTTGAACACCACAAACATCATAGGCAATAAGATTAGGCATAGCTCTACGAACCAACGAAATCAAAACGGGATCAACGGTATCAATATTACCGCCAGTCTTGTTAGCATGAGCTGCCTCAAATAAAGTACCACCAGATCCGGCTTCTTCTTTCATTGCGGCTTCTTGGTTTTCCAAGAGAACTGCAGTGACAGCCTTACGATAGTTATCTTTAATCTTAGGAAGGTCTTCATGCTCCAGGACCGGACCCCATTTTTTCTGTAGGTCTTCAGCTAGGTACATTTTTTTCTCCTATAGGGTTATAAATTAAGAATTATAGCGACGGATCGCTGATGTATAATGTTGCATACTTTCATCAAGTTTCTGTGTTTCTTCTTCAGAAACCTCAATGTTTTCATCAGTTTCAGTAATTTCTGAGGTTACTGCTTCTGACTTTGGAAAATAACTTTCCTTAAGAACATTCAATTTTTCAACATATTGCTCTGTGTTCTCAAATTCAATACCTTCAGCCAACTTAGCGATTTTTTCCGAATCAGTATCGGCCAAATCCTTAGTTGATTGTTGTAAGGCATCTTCCTTTTTAAACTGAGCCAATTCTTTTTGAAGTTCTACTCCACGATTAATCTCTTCATCCAAAGAGGTTTCAAGATCTTCAACTTTTGTGAATAAGTCGTCAACCATGTCAACTTTCTCTTCTGGAAGATCAATGTAATGCTCTGTGAAAAGAGTTTTGAGTCCGGACATGAAATCTTCAACCAATTCGGAACGAATTCCTCTTTCGATTGCCAATTCATTTTCCTTCATCCACTCTTCTACAACGTAAGTGAGATATCCATCGACTTTTTCAGTAAGTTCTTTTTGAAATTCATCTTTAGAAGCGTCAACCTCTTTTGATTGCTCTTCCATACGTTTGTTAACTTCGTCAACAACTTTTGCATGAACAGCAGCTTCAAAAATTGTAGATGCTTTCTTCTTGAAATCTTCAGAAAGCCCCTCTTCTCCACTAACTAACGCTTCTACATCATCTTGAACGTTAGGGGGATCAATTTCTTGAGGTGAAATAGCTTGAATCTTAGTAGTTTCTGCTTCTTCTTTGACTTCCTCTTCTTTAACTACTTCTTGAGTAGCTTTTAAGATAGATTCGTATTTACCTGAAAGGTCAGACTTTTTCATTTTATTGACTTGATCATAAATGTTTTTCAACATTTGATTCTTAGTCTTAGGGATTTGGACGGCTTCAGCGGCGGGTTCTTCTTCCTCCTCTTCTTCCTCCTCATCTTCTTCTTTTTTAACGGAAGCTTTTTGTTCTTCTACTTCCTCTTCATCGTCTTCTTCCTCTTCTTCCTCTTCTTCTTTTTTCACAGAAGCTTTAGAAGATTTACTTTCTTCTACTTCTTCTTCATCTTCTTCTTCGTCTGAAGAATCTTGTTCAGCAGCAGCTCTGCGCTTTTCAGCTAGTTCTTCTTCTGTCATTTCTTCAGACTCTTTGTTCAAAATTTCTTCAGACATGTAGGGTCTCCTGTATCTGTTACTTTAGAGTGTTTACTATTGTTATTATTTAGTAAACTTATAAACTTGACATAAACTGATCAAATGCTTTTATCTGAACTTCATCTAATTGCTTTTGACTAGTTATTTTTATTTGTTTTTCGATTCGGGCAACATGGCGTTCATCTAGAATACCATTATCCCATATCCATTCTTTACCTTCCATAATTCCATTGACAAATGCCGCTGGAGCGGAAGGGTCGGCAACAATATCTGCAGCTGTTGCAAGATAAAAATCATCTTGAACATGACTACAATTGCGTCCTACGGGTCTCAATGAACCCATTCCTCTGGATGAGACACCCAAACGGGCTCCCTCATCGATAAGGTTCTTTACAATTTTACCATAAGGTGTGTCCATAATCTTTGCTCGACCTACGAAATTGTCTCCATCCTCATCAAGTGACTGAATTAAATGGGAAACTCTCTCTAAATTAACTGTAGGTCCTTCTGGATGACCTAATTCTCCAAAAGCTCTTGATTGTTTTATGTAATTTTGATCATATCTCTTGGCTTCTTTTTGTAAAATAGCTTTAGGATATAATCGACCATTGCGATTTTTCACGTTGGCCTGCATAAATACACCTTCGATAAAATAATTCTTTCCTTTTTTGGTGTCTTCACATATAAATTGTACATCATCTAATTGTTCGCAAATAAGTTTCATTAATTTTCTCCTATTATGTGAAATTACCTTTAGCGTAGTCTATTCTATATCCTAACGAACCATTTTCTTCGTATGCTGGGATATCAAAGCCTGGTGCTTGTTTCTTTAATTCCATTATAATTGTATATGAATCACCAGCTCCGTGTCCGGTTGTGGAAAATTGAATATCCCCCAAAACTTCAGAGGTATCACCAGTTGCGTTTATTGGTATTCCTGGCCATTCATGGGCAGGCATAGACCAACTTCCATTACCACTTAATTCTGCAATAGTAGTTTCTGCTGTGGAACCATCCCATTGAATATCAACAGTCAAACCATTTGTTATCCACATTATCTTAGTAACTAATAAATTATAGTCTAATTCTGTAAAGTTTCCACTATTTGCAACGGTTTCTGTGTGTGTTCCTGATACTCCACCGACAATTGCATCACCATTAGACATACCTGTATCGATTGAAGTTGCTTTTTTGTTTGTATTATCCCATCCTACAACTTCTACTGTAGATGCTCCGGCTGTAAAACCAGTAACAAGAAATGTTTCTGCACCGCCTGTTGTTATTACTTCACCAATCTTAAAGTTTGGGCTTGCTGCACCTGATAAGGTCATTGTGTGTTTTGCCCATGTAAGTGTAGAAAGGTCTATCTTTTTAACATCCGATTCTGATGCATCTGAAAAAAACTTAGCAATATATTTTTTTTCGTTGTCAAGTAGTACTTGCGTCTCTGCTGCCATCTTCTACCTCTGAACTTTCCGGCTCTTTCGAGTCTGTCTCCGTTTTGGTTAAAAAAGTACTAGCGAAATCTTTTTTCTTTCCTTCCAATGATACCATCACTTTTTGTTGGAGT